TACCAGAAAGACAAATTGTCAAATAATCAATATCGATATTCTTGGATTCTATCCAACACCTTATTGAGATATTTATGTGCTAAATCTTTTTCTTTCTGCCAGACTGCTTTAGATTCTGTATCGACTTCATGCTTGAGCTTAAGAACTTGGCATATCAGTTCATCCTTGTTCAATTGATTCTTCGGCATATCATAAAAAAAGACTCTACTCAGTATATAGAGTAAAGTCTTTTTTGTCTATTATTGAATTGGGTTTTGTGCTGGTATCAACATACCACCATCAAAATGATCGTCATCATCAATGTCTTCTGTAAATACGGAATGAATTATAAAAGCACCCAACATGAAGGTTGCTAATAGCATCATCTTACCATACTCCTGGAATTAGTTGACCTGTAACTGCATATGATCCCATTGCGGCAATGACTCCAATCATTGCTGCCCAACCATTAATACGTTCTGCTCTTTCGTTCATTGTTTTAGTTCCTGTGTTTTGTTGTAAATAATGACTCTGCCATTTTCATGAGTGAATACTAATTCATCATCATGTGCCCAGCAGAGTTCTTCGTAAAGGGCATTTAGTCTCTCCATATCATCATAGAGTTGGTTTGGATTAGGCATTTGTTTTACCAACTGGTTCGTATGGATGTTGAGGTTTATGCTCTCTATCCATAGGTTTAGAAGGATCAAAGGGATCTCTTGAGAGATTTTTGATAACAATGAATGCCTCTTTGTTATACTTACGAGTCCCAATAGGTGATTGCCATTTCTTGTTATACACTTCACCTACATCAATACCAGAAACTTGAGTTCCCGCCATTTCAACTACAATGTTATCACCTTCTTCCCACCCATATTTTTGGGCAAGAGAAGAAACTTGTTCATAAACAGATGGAGTGTCCATTACTCTATCTTCTGGTTCAAGACTTCCGTGCATCAGTAAAGATTTTCTTCTTGTTCAGTTTCAATTATAACATCAGAGGTTGGATATGCAACACAAGTGAGTACATATCCTTCTTCCATTTGATCATCATCCAAGAATGATTGATCACTTTGATCTACTGTACCAGATACAATCTTACCTGCACAAGATGAACAAGCACCTGCACGACAGGAGTAGTTCATATCAACACCACCATCCTCGGCAGCATCAAGAAGATATTGGTCATCCTGACAGGTGACAGTTGTTTCTGTACCGTCAGGAGTACGGAAGGTAACGTTAAAATCCATTAGTAAGTTTCGGAAAGGTTTTCTACAGAGTATGCCAACAACACAAGGAAGGCAATACTAGTTATTGTAAACAAAATTTGATACATTGTCAAGTGCTCAAAAACCAAAAAGTCCGAAAAAGAACACACTACCAGTCGTAGCATAAGAAACCAGTGCAAAAGCAAATCCAATCATTGCTGTGCGACCATTGAGTTTCTCTGCACGTTCTGCATATGTCTCCAGACCATATGCCTCAGTATAAGATGGATCAACGTACATGCGAGGTTCAGTAGCCCACATGTTTGTGCGTCCACCGTCTTCGGTTGTTACAGTCATTTGAGTTTTGTGAAGAAACATTACAGTATTATATAGCAAAAATAAAGAGGGGTCAAGCCCCTCTCTGTGTCATTCACTACTTTTTTGTATAATGTATGCTCTACCTTGCTCATCAAATCCGTCAATATCAATATAAACTGGTTCTCCTGAAAAATTATCTACCGGTGCAACTAACAAATAAGGACCAGGAACTCTATCAGTTCTTACATCATAAGTTCTAAAATTGGAAATATGGAAGTGAATAGTAACTACTTTCTTACCAGGATTACGACAAGTATATCCAAGTTCTCTCATATGATATGTAATCTTATTATCACAACCAGGTTTACCCATCGTATAATTCATAGCATTACATGTTGGTATTGGAGTTTTAAAAATCCAAGAGTCTTGTGATGCTGAATTATCATATGGTTCAACCTCCCAGTTCTTACCATCTGTAGTAGATATTTCCCATCGACTCAATGCATAGAATTGCTTTGTCATATCAAGACTCTTGAAAAATCGAAGAGTATCATCAAAAATAATATCTGCATTTGCAACTACACAAATTTGTTCTTTAAGATTTACATTACAAAATTCAAAAAGATCTTTATATGATGGTCTTTCTTTTTTTACTATTCTATGAATTTTAGGAGAATCGAAATTAAGTTCAGCATCATCTTCCATAAAAATATAAACCTTATCAATCAAATCATTGGCAAGATTTTGATGTAGACAATATAAATACTCTCCGTTTCTCATATGATTACGAGAGTTAAAATATTCTATAATGAGATTCATTGTTCAGAAATCCAATCCATTAAATTTACCTTCGGTTTCCAACCAAATGTTCTTTTTAATTTATCATTTTTAGCAAGGGTAATTCTAGACTCACCAATTCTTGGAGGAATGTTTATTTGATTACTAGAAATTGCATCAGCAATTTCATTGATAGAATAATTTACTCCATTACCAACGTTATATAATTGCCCATAATTCATATCATGAACTTCCTTTGTTGCCGCAAGAATGTTTGCTTGCACAACATCAGATACGTGAGTAAAGTCTCTACGTTGCTCTCCATCACCAACAATAGTAAGTGCTTCTCCTTCATCACGTTGACGTAAAAAGATTCCTATTACAGGAGCATATTGACCCTTCAGAGGTTGCCTTTCCCCATACACATTAAAGTATCTGAGGAAAACTGTTTTAAGTCCCCACAACTCATTGTACATCTTACAAAGTTTTTCACCAGCAACCTTTGATACTGAATAAGGATTTAAACAGTCATCATTCTGAAGTTCATCATTAGGTGTCTCATTGAATCCATATCCTGATGAAGTAGAGGAGTAAATTACTTTCTCCACACCTGCCTCACGGGCACATTGAAGAACAGTGACTGTACCAACACAGTTGACACTAACTGCCTCAATAGGATTTAAGATAGCAGGTTGAATTCTAGATTCGGCAGCAAGATGAAAAACATAGTCAACACCAGTCATAGAGTTTTTTAATAACTGATAGTCTCTAATGTCACCTTTTATGTTATAAGCTTTGGGATTTCTATAAAACTCTTCGTTGGATTCTGCACTTTCATTATCATAACAAATAACTTCATGACCCAATTCAAGAAGTTTATCCACAATGTGAGACCCTATAAATCCTGCTCCACCTGTTACTAATGATTTCATAAATCTCCTCTAGAAAAAATAACATCAACTTGACATAAATCACCTTTCTTTAAATTATCAGTATCTTCATCCATCCAGATATTTTCACCAATAATTTCATGATTAATAAATCCAATACTACTCATATATTCAATCACTTCATCAAACAAAGGGGATCCTTCATTATATTGTAAGATTGAAACTTCCATTATTACATAAGAAGATTTTTGAATAGTATTCAACCCACCTCTAATAATATCTAATTCGGATCCTTGAGTATCTATTTTAATTAGATCAAAACTTTTTCCAACTTCCTCAGTGACTTCATCCAATGTATATGTTTGCTTCTTGACTTTTATACTATTATCATAGTATTTCGTATTTTCTCTTAAGTAAGATGTTCCTGTACACGTAGGATTTTTTGGATTCAAATGTAGAGTAACTTCTTTATTAGAATCACTCAAAAGAACAATACAATGAGAAAATGGTAGATTTTCTAGATACTTATCACAATTTTCATTTCCCTCCAACATTAAACAATCTACATCTTTCCATACATTTTTACAAAACATAGAAAAATTTCCATGATGTGCTCCAATATCCAGTATTGTATTAGGAGTAAATTTTTTAGACAAGTCAATTAAATAATTTTCAACATTCATAAGTATACTTCCTTAAATTTTTGACATACTTTTTCTGGAGTGTAGTCTTGATAACAATTCCATTCTAAAGAATTTATTTCTTTCTTATCTAAATTCCTTAAGATATGAAGAATATCGGAATAATTTTCATAATAGATTCCTTTTTCATTCAGTGTATCTATATGATTTCTTTCTGGTGATTTTTCGTAGGTGATAATAGGTTTATTTCTAACAGAAAACTCTGCACATGATAGTCCGAATGATTCTCCAATATACCTAGCATGAAGCATGGCATCACATGTGTTAATGAATTCTACCTTTGTTTTCATATCAGAAGTTCCTGGTAGATGAATCACTCGTTCATGCTCAATAAAAGGTTCTGTAAACTGAAAAACAAACCAGATATCAGATCTCTCAGACAATACTTGTTGTATTGCTTGTTTTACAAAAGGTAAATCAAAAGTTTCCCATCCACCATTTCTACCAAGGACTAAGGCATCTTTAGGAATGGACAACTCTTCTCTCATATCTCCTTCAACCTCAGGAAGATGCACTATGTATGGGACATATGGAATAGTATAGTCTGTTATTTTAGATAACCATTTAGATCCCATGGCATAGATGTCACCATGAACCCAATTTGGTTGCCAATTACCAGAAATAGCATTGACAAGATTTTTACTAACTGAAGATATAACTTCATCCGGAGCTCCACCTTTTTCCATTAAAAAATAATCACATTCGTTTTTATCCAAAATAGGATCTATTCCACTGACAGTATCATAAGAAAAAACTGAAAACTCTTTTTCAAATTTTTTCAAAGCATCGACACTATTAGCAGGATGATTAGAGGGATACATGATAATTGGATCAACATCAAGATAATGTCTAGTCCAATATGCCCAATCATAAATTGCAACAGTTGTTCCTCTCAAAGAGAGTGAATTATCGTGAAATGCTATTTTCATTTTAAAAAAATAGAAACTGCTAGTTTATTTTTAATTTCTGGATTATCCCAATTTAATTTATTAGAATTCAAGTGATGAGTAAGTAATCCTTCTCCAATAAATTTAGTGAATCCCGACTGCTGATATTGATCAAGACTACTATAAACAGTAGAATATGCATTCATATTTTCTGATGTAGATATAGCAAATTGATCATTAGGAACTCCATGATTCATAACGAAGCAATTAATATACTCTAAATCAATATTATAAAAATCAATATTAAAAGTAGGAAATACAGTATCGAATCTACATCTAATTACAGCATCATATGTAAAATTATTTTCTTTTTCATAATTAGTTTTTATATTATTAGATTGCTCTAATGAATAAAACATACTATGAACATGAGATGGTCTTGATAACATATAGTCTACATTGGAATATGTTTCAAACTCTATTTGCTTTTCATGAAATAAAACTTTTGGAGAATAAAAGTTTTTTATAATATCAATGGAATTTTCTTCCCAAAAGTAAGTTCGATTGTAACTCAAAGAAGACGGAAGATCCATCTTTTTATTGGGCATTGATTCATCCCACCAAGTATGTACAAATACATCGGGAGAATATTTTTCCAGCAAGTTTTTATAGATTGCTGGATAACATTCTTTCAAATATCTAGGTTGTCCAGAAAAACACAATGCTATTTTCATAATATCCTATTCGGATAATCAGTACATACTCCATATACATCATACTCTTTCAATTGCAAAAAGTCAAATGATATTTTTTCTGGCATAACAATAATAGATTTTGATATAACACTCTTTCCAGGATATGTCCATACATGACCTTTGCTTGTAAGAGTATAGTCGTCAGACTGATGCCAGAAAAAATTAAAATCAAAATCAGAAAGGTATCTTAAAGATTCTAAATTCTTACAATGAATCCACAATTTATTTTTATTTTTTATTAACCATTCAAATTCTACAATATAATCAGGGTTATCATGTCCAAGATAAAATGCATCATTTATGATTCGTAAATCAATTTCAACATCATATCCCCTACTGATACAATCATTTATTTGATCGGGAGAATTTTCTGTTGATGAGTTTGGACCTTCAATATTTCCTCTATGAGCAATTATCTTCATATCATATTTTCCTCAGTTGCCCATGTTCCTCTATTAAATTCTTGAGATCTAATTAACTTAAAGTTCTCATCCCACACAAACCATCCTTCTGTAGATCCCCAAAGATAATTTAAATACCCATCCAAGTTATTTTCTAACATATCTTGCTTCTTATCTTTTAGGTATTGCCAGTTATTATTTCCCCTAAAATCTATCCATTTTAAATATGGTATATTTTTCAGTGCACAGTTATTTTTTAGAGCATCTG